TGAATAACAATATTTATGAAATTTTTCATCTATATTAGAATCATTTCTATAATGTAGTTCAGGATATGCTTCTCGCATTTTATCAAAAACTCGTCGTTTAATACAGAAGAATCCTGTTGATGCGTCTAATACTTCTACAGCTCCGTTTTCAATTTTTACTTGTTTTGTAGCAGGATCAAGAAATTTAAAATTAATTGCATATTGAACAGGTAATGCTTTCTTTGGATAAGCAGCAGCAAGAATATCTTTGTCATAAGCAAGTGCTCTTAAAATAGAGTCTACATCAAATTCAATATCTGCATCAATAAAGAATAAATGCGATGCGGTACTTTCCATAAACATTGCTGAAAGAATATTTCTTGCGCGAGTTACAAGACTTTCATTTCTTAAAGTAGTAATTCTGAAAGAAATATTATATTGCATAAATGCTTGTGATAGCTTAAACATAGATAAAAAATATTGATCAGTTATCATTCCACCATAACAAGGTGTTGCAAAAAATATCTCGTGATTTCGCAATTTTTCTAAATTAATTTTTGCTTGTCCTGACTCAACGTCAGTGAAAGCCCCGAAACTATTTCCAGGGCTTTCATCTTCTGTAGGAGTCACTAAGTCTTGTAATGACTTCTTCATGATAGATCGTCAACTTCCTCTGTTGCTCTAAATTCATCACCGGCATCACCAGCGAAGTATGCAGTGTTTTGCATCAACCACTCTTTTTGTTCGTCATAGCTTTGACGTTTGTAAATTCTAGTAAGATCAAACAGCTCAAGTGCTTGCTCATCTTTTGTTAAAGCAACACTAGCCCTTGCAGGAATGCAAGTATATTTTACATTTTGAGGAAGTGGTCCTGTTTTTTCCTTTTTAACTGTGATGTCATAACCAGTTTCTACATCAGCAGGGTTTCCATATTCTGGATTTGCAGCATAATCAACAATTTGACTATAAATTGTAGATCGCAAATCGAACAGCTTTATTTGACCGTCTGAACGATCAATTACATTACAAACATAAGAAAATTGAGGTTTGTCAGAATAAACTGCTTCATCAATATCTTTAAAAGGGTTAGGTGTTGAATTATCAAAGCCTTCTGTCTCTCGACTAAACTCTAAACATTCTACTGGCATTTTCCTGCCTTCCGTTGTTGTAACCCAATAACAATAACGGGGCATTACATCTCCTACGAGACGAATTTTATTATCTCCAATACCTAAACTCATTCGTTGAATTTCTCGACGTTGTCCGGTATTCTGTTTTCCTTTAGCTTTATCCCAAGCTACCATTTTATCCTCCTTGTTGAACGTTGGTTCTATGTTTAGGATGTATTCTCTGTATCCAGAGACTCGTATCTAAAATAAATAAAATCTTTATCAAAAGTTAAGTAAGGATTATTAATGTCACCCTCTATAAAATTTCTGCTTATTTTATCTTCTTTATCTGACATTCTTCGCATACTTAATGCTTTTAAATAATCTACTTTATAGTGTGCTGCAACATTGTGTGTTAAAAACTTTAAATTTTTAACATAACTTTGCGCTTGTTTAGTTTTAAATGTTGAGAAGATATTTCCTTGACTAGCTTCTAATAAGCCTGTTTGAAAAAGAAATGATGGAATGTGATGTATGTTAAGATAACGTAATAATGATTGTCCTTTACTCCAACATATAGGATCATTATAATCTTTTGTTAGTCCATGTGTCAAGATTATTATTGCAGCAGGGTCTTTTCGTGCTGCATAACAAATCTCGTACCAGTTAAAGTATGTAATAGCCACGATTTATATACCACTTCATTCTGTTCTCTTGTTGACGTTTAACAATTGGTCCTCGCAACCAGAAATCTACTACTTGAGGTAGTTGTTTATCATCATGCTCACGAATGATACGACCAATTCGTTGTTCAAGCTTAATAGGATTATTATTAGGACAAGTGAGAAACAATGTATCCAGCCGATGACAACTAATACCCTCATCAAAGAGCTTAGTCGATAACACAGCTTTATATTTTCCTCCGACATTAGAAAGAACATCTTTTCTAGTTGATTCATCCGTTTCACCTATTAAACAAACACTTGTTGGAATTAATTTTTGCAAATCTTTTAACATCTGTACTCTCTCACCTAATATAAGTGGACATCTTCGATTTGCAATAGCGCTAATTGCTTCTTTAGCAATTAAATTTAGATACTGTTCATTAGAACATAATTTATTAACTTGCCGTGACCAATCTCTTTTAGGATCAATAACAGGAAAACGTATATCTGTTTGTACTACTCTAATAGAAGGGTCGTTTAGTTTTCGGGGGTCTCTTGCTGTAATTAAGAATGGAGAAAAATAATCAGAAAGATATACATGTTTTCCGTCTTTACGTTTTGGTGTTGCTGTAATTCCTATTTTAATTTTTGCATTTAGATTATTTAATGCTGTAGAAAATAAATCAGCAGGACATAAATGCGCTTCATCAACAATAATCATAGAGAATGCTTCTCTAAGGTGTATTAAATTATTAAATACACTTTTGTAAATTCCTACTGTAATATCTTCTATTTCTAAAAATCCATCTCCTACTTTACCTATTTTAACATTCGGTATTTGATGATTAATCTCTTCTATCCATTGTCGAAATAGTAGTTTAGTATGAACCATCACAAGTGTTTTTATATTATTTCTTGCAATAATATTACAACCAGTGTATGTTTTACCCCATCCACAAGGTGCTTGTATAATTCCACTTCGTGCTCTACCTTTTGTAAAAAACTTATCTACAACTTCTTGCTGTTCCCACCGCAGTTTGCCAGAAAAGGTCATTTCAGTATCAGCTTTTTCATATTTTCTTGTGTCAACAACATTATCCCATTTAAGTTTATGATAACCATTACTAGGAACTACAAAATGAGTAGAACTTTCTCCTAATGTTGTAAGAATTTCATCGCCATTATTATATGTAAAGAGCGAAGTAAGATTATTATGATCTTCTACTTCATCTTTTTTCATATAAATTTTATTTGAAATATAAAGTGTTTTTACTTTAGCTTTCATTTTTTTGCTCTAATAAAAACTTATCTTCTCTAAGTACACGAAGAATATCTCTTGATTCATCATTAATAATTTCTATTACTAAATTAGTTACTTCTATATCTTTTCTTACAAAAAACATTTTTTTCCGAAGTTCTTCAAGTTGTTTTTCATAGAATTGTAATTCTTGTTCTTTTCTTAATTTTTGTTCAAGTATGTCAGATAAAGATATAATATTAGATTCTTTCATAATTTCTTTTCTTTGGCTCCATTAAAAATTCTTTTAAATACCATTCATTATTAATATATATAATTCTTGCATATAATACATCTTCAATAAATAAAATTTGATTTGTATTTATTTTAAATGGGTATGAAACTTTTTCAAGCCAAATTAAATTATCCTTTACTTTTTTTATTTTTTCATCTCTAGCAATAAAAGTATCTTTTTTAGATAAATCATGTATTATTGCATTTCTATCTAATCCCCATTTTATTTTTGATGTAAGAATTTCTTGTATATTTTTACAAGTATAATCAAATTTAGTACGAGGAGACATTTGTAATAATCTACTAAAATAATCACCATCAGAATTTTTATGATCAACTGTTTCAAAATGAGAATGTTTATGTCTTTTTATTTCTATTTTTTCAAAAGTAATATTTACTTCATAAGGTTTTTCTTTAAAACCAAAAAATGGAAATGCAATTTTAGAAAATTTATTTATAGTCACTTAATTCTCCCCAACTAGAACCAATTTCAAAATCAACTTTAATTGGACAGTTAGGAATAGACAAACCTCTATCTTTCTGAATACATTTTTTAGCATTTTCTACATAGGTATCAATTAAATCTTCTCTTATTTCACTCACTATTGAATCGTGTACAACAGTAAAAGGTAGAATATCATCTTGATAACCTTCTTGTTCAATCCATTCGATTAAATCAATTACACCAAGAAGATTTATATCAGAAGCAACGCTTTGAACTAAAAAGTTAACACCACTCCTAATAGCGTGGGATGCGACTCCCTTATTTGGAGATTTAGACTCTGGCAGCCGACGTTTACGACCAAAATGAGAATAAATAAAAGCATGATTTTCAATTTGTTTATTAGACCCATCAATGAACCTCTTAAGAGATTTTGCTTCTCTAAAATACTTATTAATAAACTGTGAAGATTGTGCTTTAGTAATTTCTTCTCCTTCAGCAGCATCTTTATTAACAGTTTCTGCAATTTTAGCAGGACCAGCTTGATACATAATACCAAAGGTTATAGCTTTTGCGTATTGACGTTCGTTAGGGTAA